CATACGAATGATTGGTGGCTCACAAAGCATAGCAACAAAAAGCCCCCGATTTCTCGGGGGCCTTCGGTTCCGTATCAACTAACTCAGACAGCCTTCGTAAAGTCGAAGGTGGGAGCCTTGGAAGGACGGAAGTTGATGGAAACCTGGATGGCGTCATCGGGGTTGACATTGAAACCGGCCGAGGTCAGCACAATGTTGGTTTCGATGAAACGGCTCAGGTTGTCGCTGACAACACCGCTTGCAAACACCTCGTCAATGTAGAGCTTGACGCCAGCGCCGGTTTGACGACGCTGAATCACGTCTTCAACAATGCGGTTGGCGATCGAGGTGTCATCATCAGTGAAGTACACCGTGGCGCTACCAGTGCCATCAGCAAAGCTGGTCTGATAGCTGCGGAAAGGTGCATACTGACCGGCGCCCTGACCGATGGTGGTAACGTCAATTTCAGCCCGAGTGATCTCAAAGCTCCAATCACGCACCTGACCCACAGGCAGATACGACTTGTAGGCGATGGTCGCCTTGCTGTTACCAAAGCCCGAGGGGGCAGCGGTAGCAGTCACAGCCGAACCACCAGCAGTCGAGCTGAGGGTGGCAACGCCAGTTTCGTTGTTGTACGTCTTGATGAAGTAGTCACCAGCAGCAATTGCACCAGTCACGGTGGCGCCGACCGGGTAGGTCAGGGTCACGGGATCGTTGATGCGGAAGCCCAGGTAGCTGCCAACAGAGATGTTGGCGCCAGTGCTGGGAAAAGCAGCAGCAGTGATGCAGGCTTCGGTGTTGGCGGGCTTGTAGTAAAAGGCGCCCGAAGTGCCGGTAAGAACCGTGGTTTCGCAGGTCATGATCGGACCCAAAAGCAATAGGACAGCAGTGCGGGCACTGCCCGTTGCCTCATACTAGCCACCGGCAATGACAATTCTAATTAGACTTTGTAGCGTGCCAGGCGGCTTCGATGCGAGCAAAAAAGTGCGGAGATTCGTTATTCATTGAAAAGGATGGACCCATGATATTCTGAGTTCTAATGAAAATACCGGTTGCTGTCTTTCTAGTTTTACCAAGATCGCTCAACACGCTTTTGGCAATAGCACTGAGTTGACGAGCCCGTAGACCGCCGATATCCTTTGGCGTATAAATTCGTATGACAATAATTCCCCTTGCACGATCAAGCAGGGAATTGATAGCAGACTCAGTGGTATTACCAAATGCAATGTTGATCATTGCATACTCTTTGTCTGGATCAGGCGGAATAGCAATAATGTTGTCAAAATAAAGCTGCGTATTTGGCGCTTGAGATATAAAGGCCGAGCTAATCGGGACTTCAAGTGCCGCACAAATTGCTTGATAGTCCATTGTCAGCTACCTGCCCGAAACTCGTACCTGAAGACCCTTGCCACAACGGCATCCATATCGCCACCACCAGCATAGGTCGAGTACCAATCTTGCTCAGCTGTTGAAATATTCGACTTTCTGGAGCCAAGATTGACATCGCCACCACTACCAGCCGGAGCAACCTGACCTCGCATTGGCCCATAGCGACGACCCTCTACAACCTTGAATTCAATGCCACCCATTGGCTCGTATCCAGGATCAATGAATTTTCCGGGTTCAAGATCCAGGGCAACAGGTGCGTAATCCGCGATGTTGTCGATCGTAAAAACAACAACACGCTGAGTTGCCTTTACGGTAGACGGAATTGTTGGGACATTCTCGATGGTGTACGGATATTCGCCGTCTTTTACCTTGCCACCCTCGTTCCCAACAGGAATTGCACGCCACGAATCAGCAAAAGAACCACCGTACCGTGGTCCCTTTTCAGCAAGGTCATTCATAATGTCGGCCATGGCCCTACGAGTTGCATTATTGATCTTCGCCCTCAGGTCTTTTGAGATTTTTCCGCTAATTCCCTTGCCACGCTTTGCAATTAAATTCAGATCACGCTGACTTGGCTTTCTCCTGCTCATGACAACCTCGCTATAACAGAGTGAAATACGGGCGAATCGCCACGATACGAGTTTGGGAAAATAATTTTTGCAGTTCTGGTCTGCCCGTCTTGCGTGTACTCAATCCAATCCTTTGTTCTTGGATAGTAACTGCCAAGCGATGTAGCTGCAATCAGAATTTTAACATCTGTGATCTGAACTTCACCCTTGACATCTTCGGCCTGAAGTTGAACCGGAAGCATCTTAATGTTAATCCGGTTTTTCAAGACTTTGGGGCTACCCGTCAACCTGTCAATAGGATTGTCGTAGGTGCCGGTAGCCGGATTGTATTGCTGTTCATCAACATGCTTGATGTAGGCGCCATCAATTCCCCACTGATTGATCAGCGGTCCAGGAATCGAAGCAAAAATGCGATCTACAAGAGACATGGTAATTTACAGTGGGTTGCTGGCCCATCCACCGCTTGCCGGGTAGACCATTCCGTTCACAACGCGAACATTGCTCGGGCGGAATGCGTTGCTTGGCATGTACGGATTGATGCGCGCCGTAGATTCGCGCCTCACACGAGGCTGATAGAAATCACCACGAATAATATAGCGAGCAAAAATATCCATGCAGAACGGCGGAATGTATCCCATCCCGCTTTGCGCCATGTTATCCCGGTTAAACTTAACCCTCAGATCACTGCGCCCAAGTTCAACTTCTTCGTATTCGTGATTGCCGCGTTCGGTGGCGCCACCGTCAAGATTCAGAATTCCGGTGTAACCGCCAGTCTCCCCAAGAAACGCCGCCATGTAAGCAACACCGATCTGAAAATCAATCGGAAGCTCTTCAGTCGAGACGTTGTAGTAATCGGCTGATACAACTCTGGGCCACGCAAGGCTTTGTGTCGATGAAACGGGCCGGCCCTTCCAGTGAAGGGAATTGACAGCCATCGTTGCAGCAACCAGCGTCTGCTCCTTTTCTTCGGTTGTTAGAGCAAGCCAAGCTGTAACACCGGTGCTTGCAGGAAGATCACCAAGCAGTGAGGTGGCCCTTGCAACACTCAGGTACGAGTTTGCATCACTGGCACCAAGAGTAGATACAAAGGCCATGACGTGTCATCGAGTTGCGGTCTTGGGCTTGGGCTTGGCCACGGGGGCCGCAGTGGGCTCGGGAGCGGCCTCTGCCGGCTCGTCGACCTCAGCAGCCTGGCCGGGCTGCTCAGGGGTGGCTGCGGCGGCCTCTGCGGCCAGTCTGGCGGCTTCCCGCTCCCTGGCCATTCGGAAGGAAGCTGCTCCCATGATCAACACTCCTGGTAGTAAGAATTGCTGCCATCGGCAGTCATGTCACATTATACCAGGGACGAGTATTACTTCTGTCGCTCAATCCCAGGGATAATTTTATGCTCAATTTCCTGCCGGTTGAATTGACTGCTAATCAAGGCAAGCAATGCAACCAAAAGAGTGCCCCACTGTGCAATAACAGGAACAGCCCATTGCGCTTGACTCCTCTGCCCCTCTGACCTATTTTCAGATGCGGTGAGTCCTTCAACCCTTTTTGTAAGCTCGCGCATATCTTCGGAGCTTCGCTTGGTCATCTCCTTAATGTCATCGGATGTAACCATCTGACGCTCAAGCTCAACCTGCCTTTTTTCCAAGTCGCTGAGTTTTGTCAGAAAGTTTGTTACCGTTGTCTGGCTTGAAAGTAGCGTCGTCTGCAGGCCGTGCAGCAGCCCCTCCAGTCGTCCCAGTCGGGTATCCAGGCTCTCCGCTCCACCGGTCGCCCCCGGAAAGCTCTCCGATCCGCTCGTCATTGCGGGCACTCCGGGTTTCAATGGACATCGTAATTGGCCGAGCTACCGCAGCAACATCAAGAGAAGATGCGGTTATCGCAATAACTCGACCAATCCTTCGATCATTGGTCCTCCTGAAACAAAGCGGAAACAAACACCTCCGGCAAGTTAAAGGCTGCTGCCATTACAGAAACGCTTTCAGCAAGTGTGTCTGAGATGAAACCGTTTTGCCTTGCGTAATCCCAGGATCCAAAAAATACCCTTGAATCCCCTTTAGCAGCTTCGTTAAGGCCGGCAATCAGGCCACCGAAGCAGCCGGGATCCTCTGCAACAAGCTGGATCAGCATGACCTTCACCTGCTGATCGCCCATCAGGGTTGCACTGAACTCGACCCACTGCGGCTGAGGCTCCGGTGGCGGTAAATCGACTACCACATAGGCGCCGTCGATCCAGTCCAGGCTCTGGGTCGCCGGGTCATACGGTGGCTCGATGAACGGACCAGTGAAGCCGGCGGCGGCGATCTCCTCGGCCGTGAAGCTCGATGGATCAGTGCGAGTCGTGCCGTTGACGTGAATGCGGAAAGGCAACGGAACGGGACGAGCGCCATTTAGCGAG